TCGTGAGCTTATCGAGAGCATCCTCATGTGTTTCTGCTGGAAAAGGATCATTAGCAACATAATCAGTTGCTTGTGTCTTTGCTGTATTTCTTCGCAGCACCACAGTTTCGCCAGATGCGGGAGCAGTTACAAATGTAACATTTCCACCCGATGCAGATCCTACACCAGTTATAGCATAATTGGTAGATCCAGTACCTTCTGCTTTTACAGTTTCTGTACCTGTTGATGATCTTACTATTACCTGTATATCTGTTGATGCTGGTATATAAAAACTATAAGCAAAAGCTGTAGTTGATCCATTCCCAGAATAACTATTCTTGGTAGTCGTTGATGATATTGTCATATTAAAATTTTAGAGAAAATTGCAAAAAAAAAGCTGGTAATCCAACCAGCATATTAAGAATCATATAGAAAAATGTTATCTTTGTTAAGTAAAAAATTTATTTTAATGGATTTATTTCTGGGAATCTGTCTGGTTTGTTTTGACCAGCTGCCCACCAATATTCTTGCCCTGTTCTCTTGCGTAATGCTTTTTCCTTTCTTCTTACTGTTTTATCAAATTCTGGATCAATCATTTCTTGTAGTGAATCAACAACCAATCTTTCAAATGCTAATCTTATTTGCCATAAAGATGCTCCTGGGCTGTATCTTTTTATATAGTTAGATATATCTTTTCCCCAATTAGGATCAAAATCATCTTCTGTAAACAAATCAGATATTTCTTTTCCAGGATTAATTAATGCAAGATTTATTGTATCTTGTAAAAAACCAACAGGAGATCCAGCAATTGTGGTTGCAATTCCGCCACCAAATCGATTGACAGCTGAATATAAGAAATCACCAAATATTGCTAATCCACCACCATGCACAGCTGCATTCATCCAATATTTTCCATCCATGTTTTCCCATTTTGTTACATCTTTACCTTTAGCAAGGTTTTTTAATTCATAAGTTAATGCACCAATTAAAGTTGATGTAATAAAAAAACTTGCAGCATATCCAGCTCTTCCACCAAATGTCTTAACATTACCAAACATAGCTCTTGCAATATGTGTATAACCAATAGTTAAAGCAAAATTTTTATACATCCCTACTGATAATAATAACTCTCCTCTAAGCTCACCTGGTCTTGAACTACCTTTTAATGTTGCTTTAGCTCGGTAGGATGCAGATGGTACAGCAAATTCTATTTCTCTATTAATACCATCCATTAATCTATCTGATAAATCTTTGGCAACACCCTGGGAAATATTTTCATTAGCAAAAATATCATCGGGGCGAATAAATTTTACTCCTTTATGTTCATATTGTTTTGTTGCACGAATAATATTCCATCCATCTTCACCAATACCATTACGTTCAAAAAAATCTCTAAAAGCTGGATTAAGTTTATTAAATTCTAAATTAGAATATTTTGATATTGTTCTAAAAAATTCCATACCAAAACCCATTTTTCCCGCTTGTGTCATGTGCGATAATCCACTTGCTCTAAGTACAGTTTCATTAATTCTTTTAGCCAATTCGGGAGAATATATATCTCCCATTAATCTTGCCTGGGCTGCTCCTACTGTTAAAAAAGATTCTGCTATTAAACCCGATGACATTGCTACCTCTGCTAATTCATTAGAATACATCCCTTTGGTCATTTGTTTTAAATTAGAAAACATTGCCCTGGTTGAATCTAAACCATTAAATCTAGCTGCAATTCTGGTAAAGTTAAAATCACCTAAAGCTAATACAGATGCTGATCCAAGTTGTGCAGCTGTAAGTAATTGACGAACACCAGCTAACGTTCTTGATACAGATCCATCAACAGGAGCATTTAAAGAGCCATTATGTAAACCCCAAATATTTTCTATAAGATCTATCTTTGCTCCCATCCTATCTGTATTAGATCTTCCAACCATTTGTTTTTTTCTTTTTAAACCTTTTTGATCATCTAATTTTCCTTGTTTTTTTAATGTATCTTTCATCCATCTAATTGTAGCAACTGGATTTGCTCCGAGAACTTCCATTGATGAAATATCTCTTGCCATGCTATCTAAGTGTCCAATTACTGTGGAGAAAGGATCTGATTTTCCAAACTCTTTTTGATATTCTAACCAGGTATCTGCATCTTTAAATTTTAAAAAACGATGATCTGTTCTTCTATTACCTATCATTTTTCCTACACCAGCTGCTGTACCTGGTCTAGCTTTGTTATATCCCTCAGTTGTTATTGTTTCCCATACCTCATCAAGAGCATTATATAAGCTGCCTTTATTAAATTTAAGTCCTGTTTTTTCATCTATCATTTCATCAAGATTTAACATTCCTTTTCCATTAAAATTACCAGCCTCATCAAAACCACCAATTTTATTAATCCAAGCCTCTTTCCCAAATTTTGTAATTAAAATAGAATCATGCATTTGTGGCATTCCAAATTTTTTTAATTTTTGTATTCTTCCACCAGCTGCATTAAATTTTAACCTAGCAAACTCCATTGTTTCACTTGCAGCCTCGGCTAGATCTCTTGCTAAAGGATTTTTTGTACTTCCAGGCTCAAACATTTCTCTAACAACATCATCCATTAGAATATTATTTCTTGCCCCACCTGTCATATTTCTTTTAAATTTAATAATATAATTGGTCATGCGTTTATAGAGTTGTCCTCGCACAGTTTGATAACGAGATTGTAAATCAGAAAAAGGCATTCTATGATTTGGAGCAAGAGCTGCAATCATTGCCTCAGCTGGATCATACTCTCCACTTGCATTACGAAAAGTTTGTATAAATTTTTTAATTCGTGCCTGGGCAGTAATTGTTAAAAGAGCTTGTCTTTTCTTTTCAGCAGCCTCATGTTTTAATGCATCAAAAGTAGATTTTCCCGCCTCTCTTTCTGCATCAGTTTTAGATAAGCCCTGGGAAATAAAATCTTTTTCTAAACTGTCAAAATGTCCTTGAATATCTATCTTTTTTTTATCATCGATAATACCCTCTTTGTTGGCATTATTAATACATTCTCTCAAACTCATATTACACAATCCCTTAATCTGTTAATGATTGCCTGGTCATTATTAATATCTTCCAAGGCTGATTTAGCAGTTATCATATCTGCCATAATTTCATCTTCTTCCATCTTAGATGAAATAGAAAATTCCTCATCTTTAAATTCGTCTAGGAGTTTTTGATCATCTGATAATTCAATTTTTTTATTACTTGGTATTTCGTTTTCTAAAGTTTTAATTTCTTCTAATCGTTTTGGTATTTCTTTATCTAATTCATTAATTCTTTTGTTATTTTTACCAAATAATTGTTTTCTTAATGGTAACTGATTTAATGCTTTTCTTTCTTTAATTAATTTTTCAACCTCATTTGATTTCTCTAAAATAATTCCAACTCTATCAGCTCTTTGCCCAATTTCTGCAAGAGTGATTGTTGTGCTTTCTATTTGATCTATTTCTTTTTTTATTTTATCTATTCTTGTTTGTACCTTTTTAGGTAATTTTTTTTCTCCTCTTTGTAAAAATACTGGTATGTCTAATGATGGATCAGAAGATATTTCTAAATTACCTAATTCTTCTTTTAATTCTTCTAGTCTTTTTTGTTCGGCTGCTGTTCTTGTTTTTTGTTCTCCGCCAACTCCAGCAGCTTTTTTTCCACTTGATCCGCTAGACTTTTCTCCGAGAGAAATCCCTCTCTCCTTTTCAATGAGTATGGGTTTTTCTCCTCGTTTGACGAAATTATTTGTTTTTTTATAGCCATTTAAAATATTTAATGATTTTATATGATTATATACATCATTAGGTTTATTGCCAACATTAATTAAATATCCATGATCAATTAATCTACCTGTGTTTAAATACCTTACAAATGATCGTCTATATGATTCATCTCCAGGAATATCAACATTATGTAAATAAACCTTATAACCATTTTGTTTAAAGGCATTTATTTTTTTTAATAAACTATCTGCATCAGCACCAACAACAGGAAATACAATATTTTGACCTTTTTCTACAGCCCTAACAGTTAAATCAGCAGCTACTTTTGAGCTTTCTTCATGGATAACTCCCGCCCCTCTTCCATTATCATATTCTGGAAATAATTTTTTTGCCTCATCAGAATCAACTAAAACAGCTTTTAATTTTTTTATTAATGGCACAGCCTCAATAGATGATTTGCCACTACCAGGTTTACCCATAACAAAAACAACTTTTTTTTCTGCATTAGGTTTTCCAGTAAATAGTCTATCTTCATATACAGCATGACCAGCATTATATTCTAAGATGTTTAAATTATCATTTTGTAATGCCACTCTTTCTGGAGTATCTATTATACTTTCAGTAGTATCTAATTTATTAAGAGCAATTTGATCTTTCTCGTATTGATCAATAGCATCATCTAAATTTTTAAATGGTTTTAATTTTTTGTTTGCCCTGGCTATATTAATTTTTTCAAGAGCTTCTTCTAAAATATCTGGATCTATTTTATTTAGTATTGGTGTTATAACTTTTCTATCAATAGGAGATGAGTTTTGTAAAACTTCATCAACAGAAAATTCTCCTCGTTCTGTTCGTGAAGAAATATCAAATACTTCTTCTAATTGATTTTGTAAAAAATCTCCTTGTTCTTTTTGACCAGTACCAGCTGGATCAGAAAAATTATCTTGTGGATTAGCTGTACTTAAATCTTCTTCTTCAAGGATGCGATTGTCCTGGATTGGAGATCTTTCAGCACTCCCAGATCCGCCAACATCGTACCCATCAAAATCGCCTCTTGCATTTGCTCGTTCGACAGCCTCACCGAATTGTTTAATGGCTTGACTTTCTTTTCCATCTGCGTGGAGTTTTGCTGCGATGTTGAGATCGTCTGCGAGTTGGTTGCCTTTTCTTGTGGCTTGGTTTTCGATGAATTGTAAGATTTTTTCATTTATTAATTCCCTGTTTTGATTGTAAGTATCATCAAGAACATTTTTTCCAGATGAGTTTATTTTATTTTTTTGCAAATTCAATCTTTTAAATAGATTTTTATCAGCTCTTAAACCCTTAATTACTGCATCTAAAATATCAGCCTTATTGGTAAATAAAGATTTTGTTATAAATTCTGCACCTAATAAATCTAATTGTTCAATTTTTTGTGTACCACTATCCATTGCTTGAAGAATAATAGTCCTGGCTTTTGCTAAATTACTAGGATTAGTTTGTTTTAATAATTGCAAGATAGTTTTATGCATTGATTTATCTTTAACTAAACCCGCTACCATAGCTGCATGAGCTGGAGGAAATTGTCCTCGCACAACTAAATCAAAAGCATCATCAGCTAAATCATACATTGCCATTGCCTCTCTAACTAAGTTAGATCTTTTAGGAAGAGATCCTTTAAAATCATCAAAAGTTTCTTTTGATATTCTTAATATTTTAGCAGCATCAATTGATGTGCCGCTGCCCTCTTGAATATTTTTTATAGCAGCCCAAATTTTTATTTGATCAGGGGAATATCCATCTACCTCTCGGTATAACATTCCAGCCAATTGTGGTTTTTGACCATCATTTTGAGCCAATATTCTTTTTGCTAAACCTAGTCGTTGATGTCCATCGGCAATTACTTTTCTACCATCAGCAAACTCATAAACTATAATAGCATTAGAGGCATGAGGATTCCATTCAGTTACATCTTTTAATCTATCGGTAACTCCAAATTCATCACCGCCCTCTTTGTATTGAAATAAATTTGCATCTGTTTCTAATTCATCAATTTTAAAAGTAGTAAAACCATCCGCATATTCTTTTACTCCCTCATCAAGTTGAATAATTGGTTTTTCCTCAGTAGGAATTGAATCGTTTAATAAATTTTCTTTAGCCTCATCTAAACTTTTTTGATAATCTAAATCATTTTGTGTATTTTTTTTAAAAGGATTACTATTAATATTAATTTTTTTATTATCTTCCATATCAAGAAAACGATACAGATCTTTTGTTTTCATATTGTTTGGCAGCCCTTGAACAAACTTAATAAGATCATCTCTTGGCATTTCAGATAATGCATCCATAATTAACTCTTTAACTTCTGGTCTATTTTTCGTTGCATCATTAATAATTGAAGTTAAGTTTTTTTCTAACCAAGCCTCGGGATCTTTAGAAATTTTATATTCTTGATATTTAGCAAAAGGTATTGCTCCTGTTTTAAACAATCCAAGTAAAACAGTAGATAAAACACCACTTGCTGCACCAACAGTAAATATTGTAGTGAGAGCCTCTTTTTTTGTATATTCAATACCAAGCTCCGAATTGTTATAATCATAGACACCAAATTGAATAGCTGTTTCTGATGCCATTCCTAAGACAGCCTCAACTGCAAAAGTTTTAACAAATTGCATTCCAACAGTACCCGATAAAGACCAGCCACCAGTTGCTACACCTAATGGAATAGTTGCTAAAACTAAAGGATCAGTAATACCAGCTCTAGCACCAGCTGCTATTTGCCCCCAATTCCATCCAAATAAACCAGGCTCGGCATTTGCAGAAACTTGATTATTATTAGCCCAGGCATCTCTTGCTCTATCAATAACTTCTTGCTCCACCTGTTCTTTTGTTTTTAAATTGGCATATAAAAAGGGATGAGATTTTTTCATCTTATCCACTTGATCAAAATACCAATCAACATGAGCTTGATAAGAACTTAAATATCCTTTTTCTAAATCTTCTATTTCTCCATTTAAAACTAAGTTATCATTAAATTGTTTTACATGATCCTCTATTTCTGCCATTCCCTCAACATCGGGGTGATTTAGATATAAAGGATTAGGAAAATCATCACTCAATAAATGTTTTGATTTATTAAATTCTTCTGTAAAAACTTCTGCAAATCCTATTGCTTTAGAATCAGATCTGTACCTGGCATAAAAATCTGCTTTAGCTGATTCGTAGTTATCCCAATAACCTGTTCTTTTACCTTTAGCCTTATCTGCCTGGGTAAAACTAGAAAGTGTTTTTTCTTCGTTAAAAAATATTCCACTCATTTGTATTTCGCCAGTATCTCGTCTTTAATTAAATTTAGATCTAAAATAAAATATCCATTCTCACTTGTAGATGATGCAAGGTACTGTGGATCTTGGCTATCAAAAGGGGTGTTAAATGATACGATATATCTTCCCTCACCTACTACCCACAAATAAGGTTGTTTGCCTTTTTTTCCTCTATTAAAGACATCTCCATTTAATTTAAACTCACCTGTATTTTCTCCATTATACCATTTTGGCACTTGATCACCCGATGCTTTTATCCATTCATCATCAGTTAATCCTGTAATAATTTCTTCAAAACTATCTGTTTGCATCCAGCTTGGTGCATACGTTGCTTGTTTATTAAATACTGCAATGCCCCCATGATCTACACCACCAATAGTTGTGCCACCAATTAATTCATTAACAATATTAGAATATAAGTCTTTATTAAAAGATCTATCTTTTGGATCTGCTCGGTGAAGATAAATCATATTAGCCATATTAAATATGGTTGAGTTAATTGATGGATCAGCATTTAAAAAAGATCCATCTAGTTTGTCTGTGATAGTTTTTTGTGCTGTTCTTCTATATTCATTTGAATCTTCACCAAATAATTTTTCTGTGGCTAGATTACTAAAATCATCTTTCTTGGCAAAACCATTAAAAAAGTCAGCTGCTAATTCTCCAATAATTGGATTGTCGGGATGAGCATTCATTAATCCCGCTATATGAGCAAAATAATGTGATTCTTTTTTTCCATCACCTTTAGATAATATTTCCTCAAAAACATTATCTGCATCAACATCAAATTCAGATAACATGGCAATTAATTGTATCTTGTCATCTGTGCTTGTTGCATCATCTTGCCAATAATTCATAATCATTTGTTGTTCTGGTTTTGTTAAAAAATCCATTTTAGTATTATAAATAGCAGATGTTTGTGTTGCATCACCTCTCCTATTAGATACCCATGTTTTCCATTCCTCGGCACTCATACTTAAATTCATTGGCTCTAAAGTAATTTTGCCTACTTGATTTGCCCATTGTAAAGAATCTTTATTTAAAGCAGTTTCCATTTTTGTTCTTACAGTTTTAAGAGCTTTTAATTTTAATAAATCAACAGTAGCAACTCCCGATGTTTTTTCTTCTCCAGGAGGAGCATCTTGTAATTTTGTCGTATTTGTTTTGTTAATAACATTTTGTACTTTTGTAATTTCTGCATCAATAGTAGTAAGATTTGATTGTGAGGCATTTTGATATGTTGCCCACATTGTAAAATAATCATCTATTTTTTTAACAGTTTCAGTATCGCCTAATTCTGTTGCAACAGCTCTAGCAGCACCTAACTCGGTTATGCCATTTTCGGGGATAATTCCATCATCTAAACTATTTGTAATTTCAGTTACAATTTTTTGATTATTCTTAATTAATTTTTCATTAGCAGCTTTTGTTTGACTTGTAATTTTATCAACATCATTTTGAGCTTTAATATCTAATTCTGCTCGTTGAGTAAGAGATAAGTTTTTAAAAGGATATTTACTTTTTTCTTCACTTTTAGATAAATCAAGATAAGCCTGGGGATCATCGGCTATCATTAATTTAGCCTGGATAAACTCTACTTCTCCTTGACTATATTGTGCTGCTAATTCTGGTGTTATATTAATAATACCATTTTCAAATGCCTCTTCATGTAAACCTATAACTCCATTTAATCCAAGCAATCTATCTTTTGCCATTTTCTGCTCTAAATGGTTTCCATATTCCATCTCATATAATAATTCTTTATGTTCAGATTCATAAGCAGATGTCAGCTGTTGTACTTTTGTTTTGAATGATCCATTCATTACATTGAAGTTTAGAGCATCTACCTTGTTATCAAACTTCATAGAAAAATCTCTTCTCAATACATCATCATCAATACTTGCCAACATTCTCTCTTTTACTTTTGCAGCTGCATCATTAAAATTTTTTTCATTATTTGCCCAATCTGGATTATGTGTAAAATCCAAAGCAACTTTTTTTAATCCTGGAGCATCCTCAGTACCATTAAAAGCAAGATCCATATTAAGATGCATCTTTGTTGATCTTTCATTTTTTAATTTAAGAACTTCTAAATCTGTTTTTTGTTTTTCTAAAGTTTCATACATCTTTAGATCTTGACTACTTTTAACTTCTGCTAGTCGTGCTTTATTAGATTCTTCTTGCTGCAATAAATTTAAACCAACATTTTGTGTTGTTTGACCAAATTTTGCAATTGCATCGGAGGCTCTTGAAAAATCAGTTGGATTATATCTTATGCCAGAAAAAGTATTAGGTGCTTTTGTTGTAGCTTGTGTTTGTCTTTTATATCTACTAATCTTAACCATTAGAAATAAACTCCTTGTCCTGCCATATTCAGTTTGTGTAATCTGTTCATTTTAATTAACTGTCTATTAAAACTCTCTTGGCTTTCCAGCATTGCTTGATTAAACACCGATTGTGTTTTAACTTGTTTATACCCTCCATAACCTGTGAATGCAGATGATGCTGCATTAGCAATAGCGGTAATTTTAGCTGCTTTCGCATTCATTTTATTTATTGCTGCTTGTGTTCTAAATTGACCAGCAGCAACTGTTTGCTCATTGGCATTTATTCTTGCGTTATATCTAATCATTGCTTTTTCAACTTCTGCATTAGATGCATTATTATGCATAACTTCTAAAACAGTTGGGCTAGTTAATTGAACTCCCGATTTTGCATAATTGACAACAGTTTCACTTTCAAAAGATCTGTATTCTTCTTCAAAGGCAGCAATGTTTTGATAAGCCAATTCCATTGTAGCTTTTGCATTATCATCAGCTAAATCAGCATTTTGCATATCAACAGCAGCCTGGGCATTGTAAGCATTTGATTGTGCCATACCACTATACAAACTAGATCCAGCAGAAATGGCTGTACCAGCAGCTATCATAGTCGTTGGCTCATGGTTTATTTTATTACTAAAAGCAAAGCTGTCTTGCGGTGCAGCTGGGTGATTAATCATTTACATATCCTCGCATATCTTAAATAGTCTTGTTCATTTTGGTATTTTGGCATCTCGCCCTCTAATGTCATTCCAAGCCAGGCAGCAAATTTTTTACCTGTTTCAAAATCTTTTTTTACAGCTGTCTGCAAACGAACAACATTAAAATCTTTTATCAATTTATCTAATCCTTGTTTAATTACCCTGGCAGATGTTACTGGATGTTTGTATGACAATTGACTTGCCATTACCCATCCCTCGTAAACACCCTCCCACATAGGAACGATACCACCACTACAAATAATATTTTTATCATCATCAATAGCGGTAAAACTCATATTCTCTACTTCCAAACCATCAAGTAATGGTCGTAAACTTTCATCCACCTGGGTGAACGAACTATTCATTATTCCTTGTACCATTGCGTGAGCATGATCTTTTTTAAATGCAATTAAACTAGCCATCGTAAGTTGAGAATTGCGGATATAATGCTATCACATTCATCGGCAATGGTTGGTTTTGTTGTATGACGATGAAACCATCTGTATCATAATCAGCATCAAATTCGATTTCTTTATCTCCAGTAAATAATGGCACAGCTGTGTCCATTGCAGCTGCACTAGATCTAAATGGAACTCTATCTAAATTAGATGTATCTTTTCCTACTAACAATCCAACAGTTTCAAATAAACGAACTGTTAAATTATGAATACGTTTTGTTTTTCCCTGGGCAGTACCATCCTGGCTACCCGCCTCTAATCGCATTGTTTGTAATGTTGAATTATATCCTAAACCAATTTGTACTTTAGTTGATGATCTATCTAATGTTATTGTGCCTGTTGCACTAACTGTTTTATTTGGATGTGTAGATCCATCAGCTAATATTGTAACTGATTGACCAATCAAATGATGTAATCCCGATATAGTTGTTGTTGCTCCACCATCATAAGTTAAACCACTATCAACAAAGAAAGCAGCTGTTAAATCTGAGCCATAATCAACTGGTTGTAAATATTCAACATATCTCCTGGTTGCTCCATTAATTGTCCTTTTAACAATTACATAAGTAACATCTTCATTAAGATCTCCAGGAATAGTTGCCACACTTTCTACAATAGGATTACCAGATCCAAAGACACCACCAAATATATGTCTGTGCCATCCAACAACTTGCTCGTTTCTTGCATACGTTAATCCCGATAAAACTCCATCTGTTCTTACACACCACAAAATACTTTGCGGCTCTTGTTGGTAAGACATTTCGGTAATACCAGAATCAGAAATATGCTCGGCTAATATTGTTAAGTCTGGAGCTATGAAACCATCAGTATCATAATTGTAAACAAGCTCTCTTACTTTTCTTTTAGCTCGTTGAACAAACATGGTAGCATTACCAATTGATACTGCATCAATATCGGATGATCCATAACTTGATTGTTTTTTAATTTGAATATTTGTTGGAGTAATAGGCTCGGCAGAAGATGATGCTGTTACTGAAAACTCACCACCAGCTGTGCCACAAATTAAAGACCTGGTAACTGTTAAATATTTAATCGCATTACCTTTATTGGATGCAATGGAATATGTCATTGCGTCAGCAGAATCAGATCCTACTGTAAAATCTTCCAGGGAATCTGTTTTAGAAAACCATATTGTTTGCGGATCATTATTACTACTAGCAAAAATTAATCGTTGTTCATAAAAGACAACACAACTTGGATATGTGCCTGTACCTTTATTTAATACTGGGCTTGTAAGTTTAGTAACAACATCACTACCTCCAGCAGAAAATGTGCCATAGCTGCTAGTGTTTAAATCATTACCATCTGAATCTTGTATTTCAAATTTTAAATCGGGTGTTGTTACAGTACCAGCAGATGCATACGCAGTATAAGCCGATGTATTCCAATTTGCACCAACTGCATCCGATAAGTCAAAAGTAGTTGATGATCCTACATTCTTAACTGTAAAAGTAATATCATTAACTTGTGTCATTCCTTTAACACCAGTAATCGTAACTTTTTCACCAACAGCCAAACCATGTGCAGCGGATGTTGTTACAACTCCAGGGTTAGCAGCTGTAATACCAGTTATAGAAAATTCATTTAGAACATTACCAACTTTATAAATATTTCCATTTAATTCTGTCATACCTCCAATGCTGCTAAAGGTAATAAAATCTCCTTTAATCAATCCATGATTTGTTGATGTTGTTACCACACCAGGATTTGCTTTGGTAATAGCACTCACAGTAATATCTGTACCTGTGGTGAGAGATATTTCTGTTAATGTCCAAGATGTATGAGCTGATCGTGATAATTTACGAATAGAATAAGTTGGATGTACCAGGTACATAATATCCGAACTTTGAGCAAATTTTATATTGGGAATATCTGCGGTAGCATAAGGAGATGCAATTTCATAAATCTTTGCAGCTGTGCCACCAGATGTATAGGTTGTATAAGCAGATGAATTAATGGCAGTACCATCATAATTTTGTAAAGAAAAAGTATGGGTTGTAGAGTTAGCAACAGTAAAAGTAATACCATTAACTTCTGTCATTCCCCCTACTCCAGAAATAATAACATGATCACCATTAGTAAAACCATGACTGTTTGATGTAACAACAGCTGGGTTGGCTTTTGTAATAGCAGTTATATTTTTTGCAGTTTCAGTTATAATACCACCATCTCTATAAAATCTAATTTTTTGATTACTTAATTCTAAGATGTAAGTATCTGTTGTAGAAAATTCAAAAGGGATAATTCTTGTTTTATTATCGCTATCTCTTACTTCATGGACAAACATTGAGCCTGGTCGTCTTGATGCTCCACCATGAGGATAGACAGTAAAATTTTCTAATGTCTTTGCTCCATTAAAATATTTACCTAGATCTGTTCTTCCATCTAGTTGCGGAGATAATTCACCCGCTGTAAAGTTTGATATTGCAAAAGATGCTCTTGCCATAAATTAAAACCTTGCTGTTATAAATTCGTTAGCCTCTAGCTTATCAGCTGTACCCTCGGTAGCATCCATAAACCTAGCCTCTCGTATTTTATTTTCGTAAGTACCTTGCATTAATTGTGTTACTGAGTTTGATTGCGTAATTGCATAAGCTAATTCTGAGGCTAGTCTTGCTGCAATAGCCTCTTGTAATAATGCATCATATTCATTTACATCAGTAATTCTTGCTAGATAAACAATTTTAATTTCTGATTCATCTGTTAATAATTTTCTACCCTCTATTTTAAAAATATCACTATCAACTTCATTAGAGTATTGTGTTCTAATGACACGAATACAATCACTTGGAAGAGTATATTGATAAGTAAATTCAAAAGCGGGTGCGTCTGTATCTGCTGCTAACTCAACTCTTTTAATTAGACAATTCCAATTATGTGAACGAAATACTGCATCTCTTGCTGATACATATCGTTGGTTAAGTAACCTTGCATTTTTACTATCTTCTGTAAGAGATATTATGTTGGATGCTCCCAACATATTTAATGCTGAGTTGCACATTTCTACTGTCGATGCCATTTTATTTTAAACCTGTTATTTATTGATTGAAAAAAAGGGGGCTAAGAAAGCCCCCAATTGTTTTATACTGTGTAGTAAATCCAGAAATAAATCGTTCCAGAAATAGTTGCTCCACCAGTAGTGATTTTAATATCAAGAGCAGAATCGCCATTCTTATAGCCAAGTCCAGCCACAGCAGTATTTGCCGCAGTTGATCCCGCTAACATAGATTGACATTGCCCCGCAGCATTCCATGTGCCAACAGCTGCTAAGTATCTGTCATCATCACCAGAATCACCAACTTTTAAAGTTGAAGATCCACCCAAAGCATCAGCTTTGACGATAACATCATGTATAGTAGCATGAGCTGGAATTCTTGCGATAGTTATATCTGATCCACTCGCTAGAGATGATGCCTCATAAGTATCATGCCACACACTAAGTGGGCTTGATGAATTATTTGAATCAATCATCACACTAGGAGATGCATCAAGATTAGTAATGTTTACACTTTTTACACTAGCCATATCTATTTATCTCCTATTCTTGACAAGCGATTTCAACAACTTTTTCCTCTTCCATCCTAGTACTTCCCAAATCCATGGAATAATATACTTGTGTAGAATAAGATTTATCATCTCTTTCGCTTATTTTTGCGGTTATATCTTTACCAATACCTAACTTGATACCATCAGCTGCAAAAGCAATAACCTGTCGGTCTGGAGTTGCATCTTCTGTAAGTAAGTTAGAAGTGATAAATTCGAATCCTAAAAACGAATTGATATCCCCCTGGGCGAGAGCCTTAACTGTATTATAATCAGAACTCTTTACCTCAGTTAAATTTAATAGATCTGAAATCTGCTCTGGAGATACAACACAGTATCTTTTGATAGATGGATCTACATCGTTTTCGTCTAGGATTTTCTTAGCGGATAGTAATTTTGCAACAGTTAAACCAGCACTACCATGTGCAATTTTTTGCGAAGATGGTAAAGCTGTTGAAGTACCACCAGAAACACCTGTATCTGCTGAGCCTAAAGCTGCTGTTATAATTACTGAATCCATTGCTCTTCCCATAGCTGCCGCTGCTGCTTTAGCATAAGAAGAAGTCGGATCGATTAACATACGAATTTTATCCGCATCATCAATCAAGTCTGCCCACTCATAAGTCGCAGTATTTAATCTACGTCTTGAATGAGGCATATCGATTTGTGGAGTTGCTCCATGCCTAGATGTTCTCAGCTGGGCAGTTGTTTTACCAATTTGTTCGAAGAAAGCATTTTTCCCCTTAATTGATTCGACATCTACTGCTCCTCTTAACTTTGATCCCATTTGCTGGGAAAGCATTTGAACATTAGCGGAATATTGCTCCACAAAAGAAGTTGTTACATTTACTGACATAACAATTTTCCTTTCATAGTTTTTGTTAAATCGGTTTGCTTATCCACCATGGGGCATCCCTGGATTTTAAATCTTTTGGATTTCTAGTCTTTCCCAGTTGTCTTGATCGCCTTTCGGTTGTGATCTATCCTACCATTCCTGGTTGGAAACTTATTTCGGGATTATCTCTTGGTTTCTTTTCCCGTAACTCTAATACTTGGGTTACTGCCTTATCGTGATCTGGATGTGTTTTATTCCAGTAAGGCATATTAGGTTGTGTTAATTCTGCAATTTGTTTATCAATTTCAATTGGTGATAAGAAATTTGTATCACCTTCTGCTCGAATAACATCCTCACCCATCTTATCAGCAATACCCATAAACATTTTAATAATCGCTGGATGATCTTTAAATGTAGATCCATCCGCTAAAGGTATATTTAATATTTCTTCACTTGCAAAAGTTTGTGCAGCTTGTCTTGCTTTCATTACACTTGGCTCAAACTGTTGTCCTAATTCTTTTCTTAGCTCTAACTCTTGCTGGTGTTTTTGTTGTTCTAAATCTCTTGTTGTTGCCTCAACTGCACCTTTATTCATTTCTGTATAATAATCTAAAATGCCCTGGGCTTGTGAAGTAGATAATCCTAATTTATGAGCAGATGTTTTAAAATTATCCAAGGCTTCTGGATTATCTGTTTCATAATTTACTTCATAGTTTTTTGCATCATCTGGTCGCCCAGCAGCTGAATAAAAATTACTCCAATCTTCATCCGAAAAATTTTTATTTGGCTTAATCATTTTATCAGCTCCAATCATACTCTCCGCATTGACATAACTTTTTGCCAGGGATTCAATTGAACTAAATTTTTTTAATGATTCATTTGATTGTAAATCTTCTGGTAGTGAAGAGATCCAAGTTGTTTCTTGTGGTGTTGCTGGTTGTTGGATTGCTCCAGGCTGCTCCGTTTGTTCTTCGGGGGCAGTTGTCTGATTTTCTTCCATTAGGTTTCCTTTTTGGTTATCATGTTAATAATATGAAGAACAACACTTCGCTGCCCTTCTTTTACAAAGGTTTCGTTTGCATTATCTGGTACAAATGTACTTGTTGTAAAAAAACATCGTCTTTGTAAATCCGCTAAAACTCTCTTACCCTCATCTGTATCAAATATATGTTGGTAATCTTTTCTAAGTTGTTCTATTAATTTTTGTGCATCAGCCACCCATTACCTCCTTCAATGCTGGTGTTGCAGATCCCGCAGCTTTTGCCATTTGTTCTGCTTGATTTAATTCTGTTTGTGCTTGTTGTGCTTGTTGTCTTTCATCACGCATTTGTTGTACTTCACCATCGGATCGTAAAACTTTAGCTGGTACACCAAGAACATCCGCTACATGATTTGCCATTGCATCCGTATCTAATATATCTAACACAGGAGCTAATTCATTAAGCGGTGTTAAGATTTCCATTGCTTGTATAATTGCCTGGACATCTTGACCTCGTTGAGCTTTTGCTAATGGAGAAACATATTCAATATCAATCTCCAATCCTTGTAGATCTTCTGGAGCCGGTGGTAATGCACCTTGACGCATAAGTATTGCAAAAGACCTGGAGATAAGAGGTCGTAACATCTCCGCTTGTAATCTTCCAAGAACAGGAGCAAGTAATCGCATCTTCTCCTCATTTCTTTTCATTACCTCAGTTGCGGTCATTTGCACATTTTGCTCCATCAATATTTGATCAACAAAGTATGCTTGTCTAATTGCTTGTCGTCTTTGTTCTTCCATATTTAAACCAACAGGAGTATTGGCTTGGATTTGTAATGGCTCAATTCTATCTCTTGATCCAGATCTGTAAAAATTTAATCCCCCTGGAGTAGTCTTAATCGGTAAGATAAAACTATCATCGGGAACTAATAAAGGTGGATCAATTTGTTTTTGTGCAGCTCTTATTGTTGTTTCTGACATTTTATTAATCATTTTAATATCAGCGAGAGCAATCATGGATGGAGATCTGCCATAGACCTCAAAGCTCGATTTTGACCATCTAGGAATCAAATAAGGAAATTCCTCAAAACCACCAAGGGAGATCATCTTCATATCTTCTGGATCAAAATATGCGGACATAAAAGGCATACTTTTGTTATCTACTTTGTATGGGTTAGCATCATCATTCGGCATTACTGCATGAACGATAGTAAGATCCATATAAGGATCATCCTTTGCTACTTTTTTAATTCTTTCCGATACATTTTCCTCACCAAACATTTCCACAATGTTTCGTGCAGCCATTTTACAATTACGAAATACTGTATCAATTCTACCTTTAGAATTTTCTTGGATATAAATTTCTTTAATGTGTCTTGTCGTAAATCGTAAAAGATCATTGGCATCGTTTTCGATATACATACACGCAGTACCAAAAGCACATAAATCTAAATACAGCTCATGTACTTCTTGTTGAAAGTTAGATCTATCAAAAGCAATATACATTGCCTGGTTAGCAGATTCTAACCATTCATTGTTTTCATCAGTTGCTAGTAAAGGATCTTTATAACGAAGAGAAAACCAGGGAGTTGCCGCATTGGTTAACATACCATGGAGGGAGGAAGATAGTAAGTTAAGGGCATGAAGAGCAGTACCATCATAGATTTGTTCTGTTCTCTTATCTCCCCTTGTTCTCTCTTTTATTATGTCTGCTCGTTTTGGCAGCACATAATCAGCTATCTCTTGCCAATGGTTTTCCCAATTGGATCTGAGATCAACTAACTTTTTATACCTATTGTGTAATTGTATAACTGGCATTTATTGTCCTAACTCTTGCTTTTTATCACCACCACCTAAAGTAGCTTTCACACCACTTATGGCATCAGTAATAATGTTTGATTTTTTCGGTGGTTTTTTTCCACTCATTTTTGCTTTAAATTGTGTTGTATATTCTTTGTGTGCTTTTTCTGGAGTAGCAGCATCTTTAGCTGCTTTACTAGCATCTAACCGCATTGCTGTTGCTCCAATACCTCCCATTCCTAGAGATAATGCTCCAACTAAAATTGCTTTCTGTTTATTTTGTGATTGCAACATTTCTTGAGAAATAGATGTAGAAGTTAATGCTCCTTTAAAATTACCTGTACCCATTGCCACTCCTTGTTGTGCTTGTCCTGGAGTATATTGTCCATATTTCATTTTCCATCCCTCAGATGTAAGCATTGTACCACCTCCACCAGTTTTTTCTCCATATCCAAGACTTACTAATTTATCATCAATGGCACTTGAAACAGCTCCGCCATACATATTGTTACCCGCTGCTATTTCATTTTTTTTAGCAGTATCAGCTGCTTTAATAACCTTAACTTTATCAACTACTTTTTTTTGTTCTTTTCTATCTCGTTCTCCTCCACCATAAGATCCTCCAGTATTAGCTGTACTTGCACCCATTACTGACCTAACTTCTTTTTATAAACAACATTAGGATCATCCATCAAACCTTGTTGTCCTGTTAAAACAGTTTCAATTTTATTGGCATTACTTGCTTGGAATGATTTTGATGCTGTTGATCTTTGTGAATACGTTGGTGTTGCATTCGGTACTGGTGGGCGAGGTGGTGGCGGTGGCGGGGGTGGTGGTTTCTTTGGTCGTAAAAATCCCATGTTATGCTCCTAAAGGGTTGTAATTATTATCAGCTGCAAATTGCTTTGGTCTTGAATCATTCAAATCCATTTCTTGTGTCGCAACAGCTGCGGTCATAAAGCTGTCGCAAAAGTGAGAACTCCAATCGTGGACAGGCTTAGAATAGGTACGTTGTTTATCTAAATACTTTCGGTGATACCATTTAAGCGAATCTAACAGCGGCTTGGAGTTTTCACTATCAAACCAACACTTGCTCAAAAAAAGTTGTGCAGCATGGATCTGATCCTCCTTGGGTAACTTAGGACATACTTTAACTGGTCTAAGCCCCAAACTATATGCATACTCTTTTCTCGATTTACCTGTACTCATTTCTCTTGTTTCAATGTCGTGAGGAAAAATAAAATTCCTATAAAAATAATCTCGTTCTCTTACAACCTGGGCATAATGATCTAAGCCTTCATTGTTATTGGAGTAAGTATCAATAATATTAAAACTTCTTCCAATCTGTTGTATAAAAATTAAACAACATTTATCCGAGATACCTAAATCAAAATAGACATCTACTGGATAGCCTGGATCATAAGGTACTCTTGTTATATGTTTCTTTTCTTCTATCTCCTGGACAAACTTAGCAAAGATAGCACCACTCCTATTAGCCATCCATGAACATTCCATTTCTTGCTCATACTGATCTGGTGTCATCAACTTACGCATCTGAGATAATTCTTTCTCATCTACAAGTTTTGTTTCAGATACTTTCCAGGTAACAGTAAACCATTCGGGATCTACTTTTGCTTTTTCAAATAAATCGTAAAAAGCATCCATTCCATTTGGTGTACCAATAAAACACACTCCGCCTTTTCTATCAGCGATAGCTGGTCTAATAATTTCTGGAAACATTCTTTCATCCATCTGTGCATACTCATCACAGAATACATAATCAAAGAACTGCCCCCTGGCACTATCTGGATTTTCTGCCCCGAATAATTGTATTCGAGATCCATTTGGAAAATCTGCTCTTAATTCTGTTTCGTTGTACTTCATTCCAGGTATTACCCTGGTGTACATTTTAATCATATCCCAACTTATGAGCTTAATTTGTACTCTTGTCGGGGCAAACATTGCTCCTCTAAAGTTTTCTCTATCAGTAGTTAAGGCTAACTTAACTAGATGATTGACACCAAATGTACTTTTGCCACCTCTTCTATGCATACAACATACACCAAAGCGGTATTTGTTTAATTGGTTATGCAGCTCTTGTTGCTGCGGTCTTGGAGTATATGGAATTGATATTAACTTTTCCATTAGTGTATTGTTTGTTGAATACCTAATTCAGCATTCATGTTGTTAATACCAAACTGCTCCATCAATAAATAACAAAGGCTCTTTGCCTCTAAGTCTGTATTAAAGCCTGTGAACTCTATTGTTATTTTTTTCGTATCTTCGTTATAAATTAACGATGCGTAAAAGTTATTTTCGTCTGTGTTCGTCAATGTTTTGATCTCCCGATATATATATAAAAACATCGGACAGTATTTTTCTGGGTATATGGGCTGTCATATATTCAAAAAAACATCCGATTTCTGGGAAAAAACAAAACCAAGATCGTAAATCCAGGATTAATTCCAAGACTAACGCATTAGCTAGGCAATGTTCATTCCAATTCTTAAAACAAAATTAAAACTTTGCGTATCAAGCTGCGTATCATCGCACCTTATACTGCGTGTGCGAGAGCTTTCACTTTGCGTAATTAAATACCAACATCAGCTGTCTTACTCTTATCTTCAATCTTCTTTGATCCATCATCCCATACAAACTTATAGGTTACGTTGCTGTCTTGTTCGATCTTACTCTTATCACCATAAACTCCAATGAGTTTAGATGCAGCCCAGCGATAGTGATGTAATCGTTCCCTATTCCATTGGACATCTTGCGGCTTAATATCTTGCGATAATAAATCAAAGCAATGATCCAAATGAGTTGCAGCACCAACAGCTCTTGCAGCCATAATCTTATCTGCAATCTCTTGATCTTCACGCATCCATTTGTAAACAGCAGATAAACTAGGATAACCCTTTTGCTTTGTTATCGAGGTTAATGTATTCCCCAGCTGTATCTCCTCCAGGATCTTGTCCAAGTAGTTCTTCAAGTCTTTTGGCATTGTTTTTATACTGTCTTAAATTTCTATATGCTTTTCTTTTGCCTTCAATAGTTTTAGCACCTGTACTCATTCCACCATGAAACTTGCAGCGACCATTTTCCAATGCTTTTGCTTGGCAAGGATTGCCATCATATTTACGTCTAGCTCCACAAGGAATTTTTTTAGATGGTCTGCCTACCATTTAAACAAAAAAAAAGATGGAATTAAATCCATCATATTAAGAATCATAAGTTATTTTGTTAATAATGTAAAGTTTATTGATATTTTTCTTTACAGTTTTATTTATTCTGTAAGCGGTGATGATGAGAGCTTCCAAATACTTTTCTCTAATCCATTGACGAGATAATTTAGTTTTCTTTCCTAACCATACCCATGTAGCACCTTTAGCCTTTGCCCAGATAACTTTTCTCATGTTCATATCTTCAATCTCCATTAATATTTGCGTTGCTAATTCCCAGCGATCTATTTGTATTTGCTCTGGAACGATACGAATTAAGTCATTAATCTTTGTGTAACCATACGAAGTAACTTCATCGGGATAATCAACCCAACTGCTCATCTTTTGCTTACGCAAGTAATGCGGCATCAATCTATCTGTTTCTGCTGCATCATCAAATAATCTAATTAGATCTGTAAAATCTATACGATCTCTTCTTTTTCTTTTAGGTTTAGTCAATGCCGAGGAGATGCTTTGCATACTTTCTTGCCTTTGCTTTTTGTTTATAGTTTCCTTCATTCATTACTTTAAACCAGGTAATAAATGTGTCTGTTGATAATGCTTTTTTCATATTCCCTATAATCCA